ATGGCAGCCCTCTCAAACATGTTCAAGAGCATCAAAAAGCCGCCGCGGTGCGAGCCCAGTGCCCGCGTCGGCAACCGCGCCCCAGAAAAGCGCGCGCACGTGAGTCACCGTCTCCAGTTCAAGCCCCACAACATGTCCGACAGGCAATGGCAGGCACTCAACGCAAACAAACGGTACAACCACGAGGTTTACCTGGAGGGTATGCTTGCCATTCAACAGCGGCATATGGTCGAAGCTGCGGCTGCAGAACGACACAGGCGCGCTGCCGTACACATACAGCGCACCTGGAGGACGGGCAAGTTTCGGAAATACTGGCCCGTTGACCCTAGGCTGTCCTACAGGCAGTTCGGAGAAGAGTCAGACTCTGACTCTTCTGACTCTGACGACGAAGAGCCCGTGCAAATGTCGATGCCGTTTCAGATGTGTCATGCGGGCTCGTACGGCCCCGGTAGCGTGAAAATATACTTTGACTCGGTCAACCCGAGCCTGACAGACCAGAAGCCTATCCCCAACACACAATGGGCCATGGTCTTGCCGGGGAGAGGCTACGGGCCTGACAATATCCGCGTTTCCGAAGACGGCAAGGCGTTGACTCGTCCCGAAGACGGCAAGGCGTTGACTCGGGCCGTTGGGCCCCGTACTCGCCTTGGACGTTACCCCTGCTTTCCACACGTGTTTCGTTTTAAGACTTCGCGCGAACCCTTCGAGGCCGCTCTCCGAGTGTGTTGCACTATTGCACATGTGCATGGCTATGCCATCCTGCGTGAAGAGGGTGACACTGACAGAACGATATATCTACCGCATAAAGTAGTGCAGGAATTTCGGGCGCCGAGTTGGGAATCCTATGGACACATGGTTCCGTTTTACATTGGCATCGAATGGGATTAAATACATAAAGTAATGGTCAGAATGATAAGGTAGTGCTACTATTCATTACATGCGAACCGTTCATTAAACACTGTTATAAGTAACAACTCTGACGCATTGTACACAGCGGCGACTATAGATGAATTGTCATTCGGAAACGGGTCTGAATTGTCACCTGTTCCATCTCCGTCCGAGTCTTTCCATTCTGTAGGGTCATTCGGAAACGGGTCTGAATTATCACCTGTACCATCGCTGTCCGAGTCTTTCCATTCTGCAGGGTCATTCGGAAACGTGTCACTGTCATCACAATGCCCATCTTTGTCTGTATCCGCCCCCGCTGGGCAACAAAATTTTAAATGATTCCCAAGCAAATCTTTTAGCCCGTTAATCTTGCATGCATTTGGCGCATTTAAGTTACATATTTGTTGTATGTGTGGCGGTTCATTTTGTTGGTCATTACAAAATTCTTTCATTAACGCCAGACAACCTGGCCATATTGTTTTTGTTACGCTTGAAGTGTCGGCGTCAGGGTTGTTTTCTACGGCCACTTTAAGTGATTCAAGGTTAAGTACGTAGGGCGAACAAAACATATATGTGATAAAAGCCCCAGCATCATCTTTCTTGAGATAGTTTGAGTAATTTCCTCCCCATTTATCATCAATGAGGGGGGCCCCCTTCTCTGAACATGTGTCGTATCTTGCTCGGGTCGCATTCATTTTTCTTTCGATTTCATTTTTTACTGTGGTGTTCGTAGCGTTGGTATACGCTTGTTCAAGTAACCCGACTTCCGGTAGAAACGGAAGTAAGTTACACGACGAAGTAATATCCTCAATACATGTTTGGTTTGAGCATGGTTGATTTTCAGCAAATACAGAAGTCGTAGATATTAACAGGAATACCAAAACATTATGAATAAACATTATGTTACCGTACTGTATGACTAGCCCACTATTTATACTGTATATATACTAATTGGTTGTCCACAACTTACAGACAACTAGTACTGGTCTCAATTTATTTTAGAGCCGTGCGCGCCTGCGTACCATACGGGGGGCGCTTATACCTACTCGTCTTGCAGACGGTTCTGTCCGCTGGCTTTCCGTCGCGATGCGCTTGAATGACTCGGCCAATGGCTTCACCCAGCGGCACCGGCACTGCGTTTCCCAGTTGCCGATATTGCTTGGCCACCGGGCCTTTTATTTGGTAACTCGGGTCGAATCCCTGAATGGCAGCGTATTCTTGCACGGACAATGGGCGTAACGTGGTGGGATGGCACAGAGCCGTGGTGTGCATGATGGGCGAGCATGTCAGTGTGGGGCACGGTTTGTCGTACGAGAGACGTCGAAACACACCAGACTTGCCCCCCGACGCGGCGTATGTGCCCGCGCCCATCGCCAGCTCTTGTTCGTCCGCGGGCAAATGGCGCCAATTCTGCCCAGCCTGCAATCGCGCGAAATAAGGGAGTCGCTTTTGGGGGAACTGTGTGTGCACGTGGCCCGGCATATCCTCTAGCGAGCGAATAGCATCCCCAAGTGTGCGGAACGGTGCCGTCGCGTCACCGTGCGTGGGTTGGACGAGACCGAGACACGGTTCGTCGTGAACTGCTATCAAAATCACGCGGTCTCGCGAAGTCGCCGCCCCGACGTATTTCGCATCCACCAACTGATATGATACCGAGTAGTCGTGCTCCTCCAACAGTGAGACAATACTAGCCATGACGGTACCAGGTTTCTCGTCGTCTTGGAGCGGTGAAGTCCGTTGCACCAATGGGCGATGCTTCAAAGATGCCGACAACAGGCCGCGCACATTCTCAAGGATAATATATTTCGCTCCGACTTGTATAGACAATTCTAAAAATTTGGTGAGACAAGCTCCCCTCGGGTCGTCGAAAGATTTCCGCTTGCCGGCAGTGGAGAAACTGGGGCACGGGATGCCGCCCACGCACATGATGACGTCCGACCCAGATACGTGTTCTCGCATTTGTTCCACTGATGTTTGCATGATATCTGTGTACAGAACGCCACCCGGATGATGATGACGTATCGTTTCGCGTATGACGGAGTCGCTTTCGCATCTGGACACGATTTCTGTGTCACATGTGCGCTGCAGCCCGATGTCGAGGCCACCAGCACCACTGCAAAAAGAAAACGTTTTAAGCATGTTTACATACATTCCTCCCGCTTATATACGAAACAAAAAATGCGTAAAATATGTTCACTTTGAAAAATAACGGTTTATTTCATGTTCGACAATCGCGAATCTTTTTTTCCAGACCGTTTCCAATTCAAAGTAGTTAAGTCCACAGGACTGCCAAAACGCGACCGTATCGAGCTTGAAGGTCGCGGCGTCTGAGTCTCGCTCCGCCTCTGTGCCGAACAGCACGACCCACGCAGCTGCATATTTTGGCACCGGGTGGACGCCGGTGGTACCGCGAATTTTGCGCGTGAAAGTGCCCTCATTACGCCGACGAAGTCCATCCATCAAGGTGGGCAGAAATCCTTTCGTCACCGAATGAATCGACGTCTTGCATTCCACTGTATGTACATAGTTGGCGACGTCGGCGTACTTGCCACCATACGCGTTGAACGGATTGTTCACCGTATTCACGTACGTGTGCCCCGAAAGATTGTCTTTTGGTAATTTATGGAATTTACCCTGCATAGTTACGATTTTCTCTAATCCGTTCCCTATTTTGGTATCCAGTGCCCGACCCATTTTGTTATACAATTCGTAACGGGTCATGTCGTCAGGCGGTGCTATTTCACGGATTTTGCCCGCGGCTAGTTCGCGTATCATCGACTCCAATTTTAGGGTCGCTTGTCCAGAGGGCGTTCGGACATCGGCGACCCACACCATCGGTTCAAAGTCGGATTCGCGATATTCGGACTCTCCTGAAGCTTGACCGGCGTCTGAACGTTCTTTTCCCACCCCCGATTCGTCGTGGCGACGCGTCAGTTCCGCGATAGTTCGCTTGAGCTTGGTGTACGCGTCGTAGCATCGGCGGTGTTCGGCGCGTGCAAGCTTGCGCTCGCTACGGACACGCGCGATAGTTCTTTCGAGTTCGGCGTTTTGACGTGTCAATTCGACATATTGTGCATCGTGGAGTGTGCGGGCGTGTCCAAGGTTTCCAAAATGACCCGCCAAATTGGTTCGCAGGCGTTTGTGTGAGCTATACACTGACGAAGACAACACACGTAACGGAACCGAACGAACCGTTGAACTATGCATCTTAGATTAAACCAACCTTTTAATTTTAAATACATTATTGATCCTGTTTTTATAAAAATGATTTTGTTTTAAACGACGGTGCGGAACATAATCTTCGACGTCATTGTCAGGCCCCCGGCTTTCACCGGTGGAAAATCTCGAATTTCCTTGTGAGCACTGCTGCTACTGCTGCTACTGCTGCTACTGCTGCTACTGCTGCTACTGTCGTCGTTGGCCATGGTAAGCTTTTGACGACTGTACTCGAGCTTGCCGCCGAAGTCCTCGCGTTCATCGTTTTCGTCGTTGCTCGTTTCAAAGTCGTAATCGAAGTCGTCGACGTCTATTTTGATAGTACGCCACTCGTTCGATGCGTCCGGGATTCCGTCCCAGCGCGACGTCAAACAACTGACGAGTCGTCGGAACAATATTTTCACGATGGGTTCTTTGACGGGATTGGACTTGCTGGCGCTGCGGCTGGTGCCGAGGGCGACTGCGTCGCTTTCCCAGTTCATATGGGTGATGAAACACGCGGTTTCCTTGTTGTCCTTGTTGTAGATATGTAGCTTGAACTGAACTTGGTCTAAGAGGAACAAATCGTCTATTCCACGACGCACGACTTTGTTGACCATTTTCAGCGTCTTCTGACCCAAATACATGTGGAAAGGCACTCCCAGGAACGACATGGATTTCCAGTACCTGTGGTGATTGAGGGCCCGGCATTTGGGCACCGACATAGGGTACGTGTTTGTGCGGAACAGTATCTCGTGGAACATGGCACAGGTCAGATACCGCATCAGTTTTTTATCCGAGTGACCAGATTGATTGGTCGAGGCGCCCCCGTATCGCGATGGGGCTTTCTGCTTGCTCATTTCGTTCGGGTCGGGTGAAGAATCACTTTCAGCGTGGTTTTGGCTCTTTTTACGGCGTTTGGTAAGTGTTTTGGGACGTGTCGGTTTGGTACGTTTGGGCATGGCTTGTACACTGTGTGTAGATACGCATACAATTCGTGTACCAGAAAAATTGACGTGCAGAAATTTCATTGGAATCCAAAAACCATATAAAAATCCAAAGTCACTTTTCATAGGAAGACTATATAGAGCCCTCGACATTGGAGAAAATGGTACGTACCAAGAAGAGAAAACGCCAACGTGACCCCGCCCGCCCGAAGCGCGCCATGACTCCTTTCCTGTATTTCGCGTGTGAGCAGCGCAAGATTCTGAAGCAGACGGACGAGAAGATGACTCTCCCCGAGCAGAGTCGGCGCATCGCTCAGCTGTGGAAAGAAGTCACGGATAAATCCAAGTACATCGAGCAGGCCAAAGCCGACCAAGAGCGTTACAAGGAGCAGATGAGTCACTACACCCCACCGAAGAAAATCAAGCGCCCGCGTAGTTCGTATGCGTTCTTCATGCGCGACGTTCGTGAACGCATTGCAAATCTAGCGCCAGAGAAGACGCCGCGCGAATTGATGTCCGACATTGCTGCCGCGTGGAAGTCCATTTCGGACGAAGAGCGCGCGCGCTACACCGAGATGGCCCATCAGGACAAGCAACGTTACGCGGACGAAAAAAGCGCCGAATAAAGTATAAACATAAAGAAAGAAAGACATAATGTATTACAAGAAAAACTTATCACTGTACGATTCTACGTTTCCGTTTGTCTGGGTCTGTTTGTTTACGTGGTGGGTCGACCGCCTTTTTGTGGAGTTGGGTCATCGGTCTTCCTTGGCTGATATTTGTCTGCACAATGATTTACAGTATGTGATGCTGCACCAATATATTTTTGCATCCTTGGTTTTGATTCAGATTGTCATCTCTACCGCGAAACGATATCGTGAATACGATAGAGAATCTCAGCTCGTGCATTCGACACCGCACAAGTTCAACATTGTGTGGATATTCTGGGTACAGTGTGTACTGGTTTCTGCGTGGTCGGGCATATTTTCCGTGTTGTTGGACGTATCGCCCTGGCTGTGTGTGAAACCGGTGGTGGAGTACCGGGCACTCATAGCGTGTTTTTCACTGACATGTATAATTGTAACATTGCCTATTGAAACACTGGCGTGGGACAAAAGCCTACAGTACGGACTAATAAACGAAGTATAAATAATTCAGGCGTAAAAATATATGTTTCTTTCGTTTACGATTGCGTTGAATTTGAGTTTGGTGACGGTCATTTTAGCGCGTTGTTTTGCCCCCTGTGTTGTCATCGCGTGGTCGCCGTTGCTGACATTGTTCTCCGTGTCATTACTCTTGTCTATAGGTGTGCATATGTACCACTGGAAATGCTGGAAATATTTGCGTCACAGGCCCGCACGTTTGAAATCGTTTCACATGACGGAACCGGATGTAAAGCGCAATGACGTGTGTCTGATGTTCTTATGGTTGGAAGCGCCAGTTTTCGTGGCGTTGGTACGCGTGTGCGACTGGTTTCCATGGTATTGGGGTCTGTTTGCGGTACTGCCCGCCTGTATTTACACAGCTTCTTGTGCGTTGACGCGGTCTTCGTCAGAGTCTTTCGGCTCGGACGACTCCGATTCCGAGTCATCGTTGTCTTCTAGTGTAAACGGAGAAGACCTGGCGTCTGGGAAATCTTCCGTGTCATCTTTGGACGCGGTGAGTTGAATTTCAACTTCTTCGTCGCTGCCGCCGACTGAATTGTACACAGTGTCTTGGCCGAACCACCGTTTGACGGTCTGGTTGTGCGTGATGAACCACGTGCAACACATAATGACTGCGGAACACGTGGCTACCGTAATGGCTACATAGACCATTGCACCAGACTCCACCCATGGGTCGCTGACGGGCGCCGGTGTGGTGGGTTGATTGGAAGTTGCATTCATTTTACCGAAGTACGAAACGGACTATATAGTTATCTTTTGAAATCCCATAATGAAACCCAAACTCCGAACAGCACGTTTCGTATGCGTGGCGACGGTCACGCTCTATATCAATTTGGTGCTGACGAACCTGGTGTCGTATCGTCAACGATGGTACACCAATACTTTTAACAACGGAACGTCGCTCACACCGCTGTACGATTCGTTCTTCATGGACTGGATTCACGGTTACAACATCCCTTTGCCATCCACTATCACACTGCGCGACATGGTGGACGTCTGTACGTATTTGTGGGTGATAGTGACGATATTCGCCTGGCTGTGCTTTTCAAAAAATCCCATCGTTATTGCAAAGGGACTCATGGCCCAGATTGTGCTTATTCCGGCATTTTCGTGCGCCCAACTACTGACCGTCGTTCCGGATTCGATTCCGAATTGTCTCGAGGTGAACAATATCCCGACCGACGAGGACATGGATTGGATATTTTGGCGATGGCCTCATCGTGCGTGTGGAAATATGCTGTGGTCGTCGAACATTACGCAATTGGTGGTGTTCACCGCGTTGGCCGTGCAGATGGTACCTTCGAAGCGTCACCGGTTTGCAAACATGGTCTGGTTACTCGGCGAGTGTTGGACAGTGTTGACGATAATATTTGCGTTCAGCTCGCGTTACCAGTACACTGTCGACGTCATTACCACGTACTTGGTGGTCAAACTGGCGATGACCAATCCGTCGATTGAATTCCTGGCGCGCTGGATGTTCGTGAAAAACGGTGAGTATTTTGAGCGCGTCCCCCTGCAGGAACTCCCACGGGCGACTATATAACCGAGTCGAATTCATGTACATGTCCGAGACCACCGTAGAATTGCAGCAAAAGCTTGTGGAGCGGTGGAAACAGATGGACGCTCAGTTCAGATACAGTACGAAAAAAAGGAGTCGCGAGGAAGAAGAAGATGTACGGCCTATGTCAAAAACTCTAAACGTTGCGGGTGTAAATACAGCACATCGTTCCGCACATGAAACACAAGCAGTGCCCGGGCCACATTAAACGCTTTAAATGCAGAAGATATATGTACTTTTTTTACCCTTTTCGAGTTCGAAATGTAGACCATGGGGATTGTCTTGTTCCATATGTTGACGTTGACGCTTGTTTGTTTTAAAAGAGACGATTTTAACTTGAATTTGACCGTAATGTCGCGCACAAAGTTGACGAAGGAATAGTGTCGAAAGAGCATACTACAACCACGACTGTAACGTTTGCAAAATTTACCAGGTGTCCACGGCGACCATATGCGCAGAGGTTCCCGCAGGTGGTTCGACCACAGATGGCGTTCTAGTCGCGATATTAATATTTGTGATTGATACGCGCGCTGGCACAATTCTTTGATTCCCGCGCGCGTGTGCGAACCCAAACGATAATACTCGCTGAAACGCACCCAATCACCGTCTACGAATTCGAAATCCTTGTGTACAATCGACCACAAATAGCGTTCTCGCAGCCGTGAGTAGTCGACAATGATACGCAAACAGTCGACCGGAATCATTTACCATACGCGTAAATCAGTGGCGCATTTATAGTTCATAATATGTTTGGAATATTATTTTTTGGAATTGGTACACGGTATAAAAATAGAAATTCAACAAACTAGTTCTTTATTTTTAAATTTTCTAGATTATGCCTATCTACGAAGACTATTACTCGGACGCGTCATGGAGTTCCGACACTGAGTCGGAAGGCGACGAGGCGGAGGAAGATTTGTACGACCCCCGAGACACAGAGTACTGGGCTATCGAGGCGTTGTTCGAAAAGCGCAAACCGCCGCCATCCATCGAATATTTGTGCGACTTGACTGGCTTTGATGCCCGCGAGTGTGTAGTGGGCCCCAACCGCAACGACATTGAGTCCGTGGTGGATTCGAAATCTGCGTGGTCGTGGCATACGTTTTGGAGACGCGAGGAACAGCGCACTCACGCGAGGTTTTCGCACGACGACTGGGATGGTATTGGAGAGTTTGCTATGGAATTGTGCGAATGTTGTTTCGACAGCCCCGACACGAACCAAATCAAGTCTTGTATTATTCGGATTCTGAGTCATGGTCGCTTTGCCCCTGTTCAACCTTACGCCGTTTTGCCACTGGCTCGTCGTCGCTAAAGTCATCGTCGTCACTGGACTCTGCACACTCCGGTTGCCATTCGTCGTCCGAATCGGATTCTGACCCGTCGGATTCTCCCTCTAGGTGGTATTGCCAATCTTCGAGCGACCATTGGTTTTTTTGTGCGTCTTTTAAAATGCGCTTCCACGGCATCGGGTCGATGCCGCCGATGTAACTTGGACACGTAATTTCGTCCCGAATGGTCTCAATCGACCGCTGCCCAGTACAAAACTCGGTAATTTCGTGGCCGTCGAAGAAGATAACGTCACATGTCTTCAAACGCTTGGAGACACGCTGGAAATATACGAACCACGTTGCAGAAACGTGCTTCAAGACAGTGTCTTTACACTTGAATTCGACCTTTCCGTCTTTGAATTCGGCAGTGACGTCTTTTTTGCCGATTCTGCCTACAACAGCTGTCATGTTTGCGTGTTTTTACAGGGTGTATTTATATCGTGTTTTTATATGTTACAAAAAGGGATTCTTTTAAACGGGTATTTAACATAAAATCTATTTCCATAATGTTAGTGGTTCAGTTCGTTGGATATTTATTTCTCCTGTCTGCCTCCATATCGTCGTCCGTGTCCATGAATTTTCAAAAACTGGCCCAGCACGAGATTCACTATCACGACCCACGCACCCGACAACGCAAAAGGGAATTTCCACTGACAAGTCCAGTGTACTGCCGACCGCTGTTTGTGGTCGCCATCTGCTTGTCGTTCGCAGCGTCCACCATGGATTTCTTGGCGCTCACGTGGTTACCCCCCCTCACAGTGGGCATTTTCGGCGCCGTGTCGATTATTGTGAATCTGCTCGTGTCCAAGATAATATTGTTCGAACAGCCCGATGCGAAAGAGTGGCTATCCATCGGATGTGTGGTCACGGGATGTATTTTGGCCATTCTGTCCAAAGTGGTCAGCGACACCGATACGCCTGCCCCCCAGCTCATCGAACGACCCATCTCGTGCGCGTTCATCGTGGCAAATTGGATACTCTGGCAGCTCGCGGACGTGGCGCTGAAACACCGTAGGTTACCACGTAGTCTGCAGCGTTTTGGGTATCCCTTTATCGCCGGTGCATTAGGAGCCCAGAACGTATGCATGGGCAAGTATATCGCATGGGCTGTGGCAGACTCTGTGCACACAGGGCATTTAACAGTGCGTGTAGACGTGTTGGTGTCGGTTATCGCGATGTGCATTGCGTCGATTGTGGTGCACATCGCATGGCTCAACAAGGGTTTAGCGAAACACGACGCGTACTATTGCATCATTGTCTACCAGTCGACCTGGTTTTTCTTTACAACGCTGACGGGAATCGTAGTGTACGACAACATGGCGACATTAACAGTGTGGTCACAAGTAATTTTTTTCTTGGGGTGTTTTCTTGCTATGTATGGTGTATGGAAAATATCTACGGTTCACAAAGATTCAGACGAAGCTTAATTTGATGGATTTCATATTTCGGCCACAGTCGGCCATAGAACTGCCCTGCACGAGTTTGTACAACTCGTGGGGATGCATAGAATCTGGAATCGTGTCGTCCAGCATATCTCCGTGTTTCATCGCGCCAATCACGATTTCCGAACAATACCAACGCGGGGTCATGCCAAAATACGTATAAGACATAGGAGACGGTGAAAAGGGCGCCCAATACATAAAATACCCCAAATGGTTGAACGAGTCACCCTGGTGGTCTTTGCAAAACGAGAGCATCGTGTCGTACTGCGACTTGGAACACTCCATCGACCTGAAAAACCACTCCTTTCGCGAAAAACGTTTCTTCTCCAAATGAACGGCACCGTTATATACGATAGAACACGCCAAACCCGCTATGGTGTCTGTGCCCGACGGAGACCCCGGTGGACAAAAAAGTAGTTCCGCGTGGATGAAGGGTGCGGTGCCGTCGTCGGTCGACGCCAAAGAAGCAGCGATGCGATTTAACCACGAGGATTCGAGAATATCCGAGTCAGAGCGGACGAAGCACAACATAATTTTATGTACCATTGGAAAATAGTTGAATATAGAATAAACACTTTTATATGTAATTTTAGTCACTCTCTACGGCAGAAGATTCTGCGAATTCGAGTCCCGACGATGTTTTGTCCGACGTATCCGCAAACTCCATGTCGGAATCCGTTTCTGCGGCGGAAGACTCTGCGAATTCCATCCCCGACGACGTTTTACCGCGTTCCGAAGACTCTTCTTCCGACGAGTTCGCTTGCACGCTTCTTTCAGACGATTGTGCGAAATCCAGGTCTGAATCCGTATCCAGTGAGGACGAAGCCGCAAAGTCCATCGAATCTTCTTCAGACTGCTCGGCAAAATTTAACTCTTCGTCAGACGACACCCAATCGTCCGTCATGTTTTCAATCATCGCCGACAGCTCGCCAGGCGGCTGTTGTGTTGACACCATCATCACACCTTCCTTGACAGGTTCGTATTGACTGGCCTTCGAACCCTTCTTCAAGTATGTTTTGCCTTTGACTTTGAATTTCTGGCCGACACGAACTTTATTCATGGCGTAACGAATCGTCCGGTCTCCGAAATCTTGCACAGTGGGCGCCGCGAGTTTTCTTTTGAAATCTGCAGCGGCGCGCTTCCAAACGTCGTCGTCAAGGACACCGGACACGGCGCACCAATCGATAAACTCATCGACGTCGATGGCGCCGTCACCGTTTGAGTCGTTATCAGCAATGACCTTCTGACCAGCTCCAGAGGACACGCGTATCTTGCCGGCCAAATACGCGCGCACCATTTCGATTTCCTCAATCGTGCCATTTGCGTTCACATCGTAGGTCGTGAACACGTATTTCACAAACGCGACCTGCTCTTCATCGGCCCGCAGTGCTTGTATTTTCGCCGCGCGAGCTTCGGCGGCGAGCCGTGTCTGTTCGGCGGCGGCGTCAGCTTCCCGTGCCACGCGTTCCTCCTCGAGCCGTGCCTGTTCGGCGACGGCGGCAGCTTCCTGTGCCACGCGTTCTTCCTCGAGCCGTGCCTGTTCGGCGGCGGCGTCGGTTTCCCGTGCCACGCGTTCCTCCTCGAGCCGTGCTTGTTCGGCGGCGGCAGCAGCTTCCTGCGCCACGCGTTCTTCCTCGAGCCGTGCTTGTTCGGCGGCGGCTTGTTTGGCAGCTGCTTTGGCTTCTTTCGCCAGACGCCTCTTTTCGCGTGCCAATGCGTTGGCATTGTCCAACTGCTCCCGTGCCAGTTTGACAGCGTCGGCATTAACATACCACCCGGCTGCATTGGCTTTCTCTTCGGCAGTGCCTTCGTCATCGCTTTTCACCTTGTCACTCGAACCTCCCGTGCCCGTCATTTTGTAAATATTTCCGCGCGCAGTCATAAACCAGGCATCTGCGACGGATGCAGACGTGCCGGCGGATTGAGTTGGGTATACAGACATTTGATTTTGCGCACTGGCTTGACGCTCACGTTCCAACAGCTCTTTCTCACGTGCCAGACGCGCTGCTGTCTCTGCAGCACGTTGTTCAACAAGCCGTGCCTCCTCGGCGCGTGCCTCTTCAGCGCGCCGAGCCTTCTCTTCGGCCTCGGCTTTCTCGCGTGCAATGCGCTCAGATTCTTTAAGCGCATTCTCTTCGGCCTCGGCTTTCTCGCGTGCAATGCGCTCAGATTCTTTAAGCGCGGCCGCTTCGGCCTTGGCTTTTTCGACTGCAATACGCTCGGCTTTTTCACGTGCCTCTGCTTCCGCCTCGGCTTTCTCACGCGCAATGCGCTCGGATTCTAGGCGTGCGACTTCCTCCGCTTTTTTGCGCTCGACTTCGCGCCGGGCTGCATCTTCGCGTTCGCGCTGCTCGCGCTGTTCGCGCTCTAGCTGTTCGAGTCTCGCACGTTCGCGTTGTTGCTCGCGCGCCAACCGCCTGCGCTCGCGTTCTTGCGCGCCCCTGCGCTGTGCTTGCGCGATAACGTCGTCCTGTTCCTCGTCCAACATCAGTATGGGCGCTTTGGCGGGTGGAGGTGCCGCGTCTGGCACTGCGTTCCCCGAGATGGGCAAACGCAACGAAACGCGTTTGCCGTCGTATATGTCTCGGAGTTCGCTGTGCAATTTTTTCGGATTGAGATAGATGGTCGGTTCTACGAATTCAATCATATGTACGTAGTCCTTGTCGGCCGTGGTACCCGTCTCGCACAGGTCAATGACGTCCACGACGTCCAGGTTTAGATGCTCTGGCAGTTGAGCGACACGGTCTTGGAACACGCGTGCGTCGAAACTCGCGTCCACAATATGCCGTGGGGGTTTCAACAGTCGTTTGATTCTCCCGGCAACGCCAACGCAACGCTGTTCGAACTCGGCGTCGCCCACTTCGAAACGATACTGTTTGCGCTTGGCTGACGCGGCCTGGCGTTTGATGACAGTCCCTAGTTTTATCTTGTTCGACAGCAACTTGCCATCTCTGTACGAGAGACGGACATCGCCCGAGGACAATTCCGGCCGGATATCCGTCGAACCTTTTGCACCTATTTGCGACCACGATTGGGCGTCGGACTGCATTTCCCAGTGATACCGCGTCGCTAAATTCGCCGGCACCTTTTCGGTAGGCTTGATGACACCGTTCCTGAAGTGTATATTAAGAGTACGCTTCGTCACCGTAGAGGTCTTCGGGCCTGTCCGCGCCGCCGCCAGTTCTCTTTTCGCGTTGTCGATGAGTGTTTGCAATTTCTCAGCGTTTTTGTCGTGCGTGCGTTTTTCGTACACGTGTCGCACAAAGTTTTCCATCATACCGAATTGTAAATGGATATCATCTCTCGAGACAGTGGCTGGTTTTGGCACGCGCTCTACTCGAGATATATGGCTCGCAATCGTCTTTTCTTTGACGAGAGCCGCTTCTAGGTCACTCAGAAACTTGCTCTTTGCGTCAATAAGACTTTTTCGCGACGGCAGTTTTTCTTGAATCCGTAGCGTCTTCATGGAATCCCTTTCATTTTTGACATGTGTATATATAGGGTTGTTTTTCAAAAATGAAAAGGATGAAATGTCGGCGTCGACCCGTGAACATCTACCAAGACCGCCGCCGGCCAAAATGGCAACGTTACACGGTGTACGCCACGAGCATCATCATCTTGGCGTTTATTGGTTGGTCGATACTGCGCGACACAACGCCCGTGCGCATCAAACCGCCTACCGATTCCGATTTAGAACAGTTGCCAGGAGCTACCGTGGGCGCGGACAAGATTGACGACGTGTACTGGCGTGTCAAAATGCGCCACGTGAACGATATGCTCGCGCAAGAATGTGAAACGGGCAACTACAGCTTGTACACGAATAAAAACATCGAACTCGATGCCGACATCATGAAAGAATCGTACATATATATTTGTGGCCACGGACCCATTATCAATGCGCGCGCGGTTATTTCCGGGCAGGCGGATGAATCTGTGCGGTGCCGCGAAACGTACGGTACCAAGACTTTGATAAAGACGCGCGCGTTTCCCTTTTCGCTTAAATATATTTCGGGATTTACGTTCATGCAAGAAACCAAGGTGATACGTTCAGCCGTCGACGCGTGCAAATGGCTCCACGCTATCGAAATTGTAGAATCGCGCTGGGACTGAATTTTCCTATATAAGTTGTTGTCGGAGAATAAACATGGACCAAGGTATCGCATTGCCTATGCGTGATATGATTCATTACAGTAAAGTGTTACGCACCACACCCATGATTTACATGTGTAGGAACGTGATACATCATCACCTGTTCGGAAACGGTATAGAATTTTCCCACAGACGCGGCCGTGTGCGCCCTGACCCACACATGCAAGAAATTATGAACGACTTTTGGTTACCGTGCTGCAAAAATATCACAGACCAAGTCCTGGCGCTCGGTATCGCTATCGTGCGCATCGTCAGGCTCGAAGACGGTCTGAGTGTCCCGGTTGTCCTCGAACCCGCGTGTTTTAACCTGAAAATGAACTACGTACTCGGCATGCGCGAATACGCTGTCCTGGACGAACAAATGAACGAAATACCGGATACGCACGTGTTTGACCTGTTCGGCCATTCGCCCACCTGCGACGGCCAAATCACATCTGTCGTCGCCAATTTGATGCCAGAAATTAAATACATCAACACACTGCGCGGGACGTCGCTCACCATGGAGCAAAAGCGGGCCGACCCCATCCTGATGACAGAAGCCGTGGACACCAAAGTCGACAACGTCGAAGGTATCAATTACGACTACTACGCGGACGGCGACATGCAAGATACGTCGGCCGAGAACAAGTTTACGCGCGACCGTCACAACGTCTCCGCGCTCCGACACCAACAGGCCTTGTATGATGCCTTTTTCACAGGAGGAGCGCCCGCGTCTGTCGGAGGAAATGTCTTGGAGAACATGGTGAACGTCCCCCTGGGTCAACGGATTGTCAATACCCCGGCGCAGACCGGAAGAGGTGACGTGGCGGCGCAAAACAAAGCCTTTCAAGATATTGTATGCGGTGTCATGGGCATTCCGCGAGCACTCTTGATGTCGGATACGCCCCACAAATCTGACGAAGAAGGGACGCATCAAACGTTCAAGAAGACCATATTGAGTTGGAAAACCTCGCTACAAAGTGTTTGCGAACGGATTTACTCGTTGGTATACGCCGAGGACATCAAACAACAACTTCTGAAGGCGATAGGCAAGAAGAAGCGCAAACGCACTGACATTTCAGACGTATATGTATTGAAGAAGCGTCTACAAGTCGAAATTATATTCCCAATATCGCCCTTTCTCTCGCACGGAGAACTGCACCAGCATTACCAGAATGGTGTCATCAGTTGGGAAACGTATTCGCAACACGCGTGTGCTAACGCATCGTTGCCGTACGAACAATTGGAGGAACCTGCGTCAATTGTCAGCGAGCCGGGAGATACACCACAAGCAGACAAAAAGGTTGACGAGAAGCCAGCAAAAAAGGCTGACAAGGGGGCCGCAGAAGACGATGAGCAGACCGATTAACAGTAAATAAAGATGGGAAAAAAAGTTAATTTAATTCGTGATACATTGCGTCGTACGATGACAGAATTTTGTAATCTATATGTGAAAGATAATGCTGTGTACCTCTGCACGTGACGGCGACATACAAGGCGCCATGACTCGGCTTGGCGGCTGTTTGTTCGTCTTTGACGCGCAGCTCCGCAACCTTGTTCCCTTGGGCGTCCGCCGCCGTCCCAATCAGCTTTTGCAGTGTGTCGGATGACAAGTTCATGCACGTCGCTGACGAATGTACACCCGGGCGACGGAAATTGACCCTCAGTGTCAAATCCGCTTTTCGCAGGGCGTCGGCAATTTTTTCGATAGACATTGCCGTGCCGTATGTTTCTGTAGTCTGGTACAACGTGGTACCGGTGCTCTCCACTTTGCGCGTTTCGTTCATTTCGAACAAATCTTTGCCCTGGGAACGCATCTCTTTCAGCGCGGCGGCCTGCTGAGCAACACGGTCTTGGTTGTAGTTGCGAAGTCCAACAGGACGAACTGTCGCCTCCAGTATGATGTGATGTTTCGTCGGCTTAGCAGCAGTATCGACTGGTGTCGGGGAGGTGTCGGGGGAACGAAACGCCAAACGAGACATTGTGACACATGTAAGACACTTTATATACTGTTTTTTTATCAAAAATCTAATGTGAAGGTTCCCCCGGTGAGCGGCGTGGACTTACGCTGCGTTAGCGAGACGGGCACGGTCACAGTACCGGACATAAAATAACCCAGAGAACCAACGAAGAGTGCCCCCACAATCACTACCACGTCGTTTAGCGAACAGCCCATGTCGATGGAATCGCGCACGACGTGTACGAGTGTGGCATAGACTGCGGACATGCCTACTAACATGAGCACGACACTCCAGCGCCCGACTGTTTCCGGTGCACAGCACGAGACGTGCTCCAACGTTGACCACGCGTCCGAAAAATACATCTGGCGGCACATATACACAATTATGTGCCAGGACAGCATGGACAAAAATATCGTGCGCCATTCGGAATCATCGTCTTTCAACAGGTGGTTCAACGTCATGGACAAATACAGCCAGAAAACACCCAATACCACGTCGTGCAGTAGCCACAGAGACACACGCTGGCGAAAATATAACACGCGAGGGTTCTCATTCACGGCGGCGCATTGTAACAAACAGACGAAATGCGGCACACAACTCAGTAGCCACAAACTGCTACTGATAACCCACATACTCATGACAGTGTCCGTATGTCCCGTCCAAAACGTATCGCGGAACGTCCAGCTCGTGTAAAACGAACTGGCGGCGGTACATCCCGCCAGAAAGCGAAACAGACAGGTCAGAAACAACACAGAATCCGGCGAAGTGCACCCAAAATGTGGAATACAACATCGCGTGACGTGTTGCATAGACGCGTAACTTTCGCGCAAAAACTTGGAAGAATACAATTCGACCATAGAAACGCCCGTCAGCGTCAGGGAGGCTACGCTGAGTGAGAAGAACCACGTGTCAATGTTGTGATTGTACCACGCGACGACCGCCAGCGACAAACTGTACATGGTGGCCGCGAACAATACTTGGTGCAAATTGTTGCGCAATTTGAACAACAACACCATTATAACTACAACACCTAACAGTTCATACATCCATTACATAATTCAACTCAATATTTTATAGTGCATTTTTCGAAAAATACTTAGCAAACACTTGACCACTCTCAGCGGGCGCTTTTCCAAAAGTGTCGTACCTCGCCTATTTATAAGTATATAAATGCCTTTTTTGTAAGGAACGTATGAATGATATCAGAGACGCTCCGGACATTGTAGACGCCACCATGCTCAAACGTCCGAGAGTAGAACACATCATTGGGCCCATGCCCTCAGGCCCGACACAACAAAAACCGCGCATACAGATTCATGTAACACCACCACAGCCAACAGCACAGCAAGAAAAGCAACGCGTCGCCCGCGAAAAAAGCATGGCAAATATCATACAAATCCGATTCAAAAAGGCGATGCGCATCAACGATTCCACGATGCTCATACGATGTTTGGAATCCGGATACGACCCAACCACGCTCCAATGGCTTCACATCATTGGAAAAATGCACGTGACGACTGCCCTGAACTGTGTGAGATTAGCGCGGACGCTTGAAGCGCCATGCATCTCCTCTGCCATCAGAAGACAACACAGAAATTTGTTCAAGGAAGTACTCAACCGCGTTGACAAAGTGCCACCGACACAAATGGAAAGCCTCATGGCTGTACCCGCCTACTACTTGGATGTTTGCCTAAGTAAAGGTCTTGACCCAAATATACGCCTCAAAAATAAACGTCTACCACTCGAACACGCCTGTTCGCATTCCCGCATCGCACACATTGAAATTCTTTTGAAAGACGAACGCACCACCGTATCGCAAAACGTCTGCCGCTTCATGATTCGCCAGGCGAAACAGCAGCGCTTCGCAGACAGGGCCATCGAACTGTGCGCGGAAATTGTACCGAGTATGATTCTAGAAGCCGTTGTCGCCAACGTCACATCCGCATTGTGCTCCATGATGAAAAAGCTGGAATCCAAATATGAAGACAATCCGACATGGGAAGATATCACACACATGATGCTGTGTCCCATTCTAAACGACTACACCACAGATATCGTCAAAACGCCGGTCAATGACCACTACTACGACAGACAATCTTTGCTCACATGGGTGCGAAACAAACATAGTGACCCCTTGACGAGAGAACCGCTGCAAGAATCTGACTTGCTTTTACGGTCGGAATTTTTGAAAGATTATGCTAAAGTTTTACAAGCTAAAATTCAACAATTACAATAACATTTTTTTTACACTATAAAGTCCACCTCTATTATGTACATACAATGTTATACTTGCTCCTCGTGTTATTACCCATTTGCTTACACGCGAAAACAATTCAAATCAAGTGGGGGTTTTCAGTTGCATCTCCCATTGATGCCAAGCCAGGTGATATCCTTGAATTCACATGGTCTGGAACTCACAACGTCTACAAAAAGGCAAGTGCTACATGCGGTATGGTCACAGACGCGGACAAAGTTGGAGATACATCTGGTGTGATGTACACGATAAAAGATTCAAGCGAAAATACTCTATTTTTCGAATGCAACATAGGTACTCACTGTGTTGATGATGGAATGAATCTTCAAGTAAATGTGGCCGATTCTCAAGAGCCTTGTATTATTGCCGTGGATTGTGAGCGAGGGTACGAGCTAGTGGGTGCAAAGGACGGCTGTGGAGGCAAATGCGAAAAAGTCAAGCACGATTGTAAAACCAAGGAGGTATGGACAGACGAGAAAAGGGATTGGTGCTGCGAACACGAAGAACTCGGCTGTCCTAGTCCTAAATACGACCCGTGTAATGGAAAGACGGATGGAGACAAATGTACATTATGCGACCTCGAAGATACAACCTGTGTCGAAATAGCGGTCGTTAAAACATGCAAATCTGGCAATTGTTCCCATGCGCATGCAGAGCCTTGTGTTGCCGTGGATTGTGAGCGAGGATACAAGCTAGTGGGTGCAAAGAAAGGCTGTGGAGGCAAATGCGACTGTGGAGGCACATGCGAAAAAGTCAATTGTCAAACCAAGGAGGTATGGTCAGACGAGAAAAGGGATTGGTGCTGCGAACACGAAGAACTCGGCTGTAAGGATTCACCTGAACCCCACCGAGCAGCCGAGTCGGATAATTCGAGCATGGTCACAACGCCTGAATCGGACGTATCCACCGATAAGCCTATTGATATCATAGAGGTTATTTTCGGAAATAGTGTCCCACGTGTTGAGGCATGTTCTGAGGACACAGTCAGGGTCATTTGGAATGGAACACACGACTTGATAGAAACCAAAACCGCAGATTGCAATTCAGAAGCACTAGAAGTTTGGGAGGACACCCTGCAACCGAACAATTACGAAAAAGACTTTACAGTATTGGGCGGAAAATACGCAGGTCACACACGTTACTTTAAATGTTCCGTACATTGCACAGCGACTGCCGCGCGTTTTGAGATAACATGTCCCAGCGACGTAAAGGTCGGTGCTTCTTCAGCTCCTACAAACGACACTGGTTCTAATTTAGAAATTCCTGCCATCCTCGTAGCTTTGTGTGTATCTGGGTGTCTAGGGGCGATTATTTTGGGGTGTTTGACACGCCGGTCGAAGAAAGGTTATGTGGCAATGCAGGCGGACGTCGATGATATGGATTTCGTCAATGATGACCAAAAATTAGAAGAGACACCACTCAAATGGCTATATTGAACGAAAACAATCAATTAGTACTTTATTTCTGTATATTTTAAACCATTATCTCTTTGTCCCTTGTCCAACCAGGTCGCCCACCAGTATACAGCGTCGTATCCAACATGGTGTACCATGCACATTAAAGATGCTGCAATCATCCAGGGTTGGCCTTCAAGTCCAGAGGCTAGAACTAGCATACCCACTGAGCCCAACGCCGTCATCCACAACGCCAGTGCCACACATGGCAGTTTCTCGTCCCGATGTAGCGCGACAAGAGTGAGTGGTGCCCATAGAATAGCGCCGGACATGAATGTGACGTATGAAAGTACGACATACTTCTGTAATCCTTGTTGTTTGAAAATGAGAGCTTCGTCGAGTCGGAATATCCACATGCTCGTCATGTAAAGGTAGGACACGACGGTCAACATCATTGAAATGACCCATGGGTTTTTGTACCAAGAGGTTCTGGGTAGACCGCCCCACAATCTGTCTGCTAATTTCGAACGATATGCTTCTACGTATGTGATAAGAACATTGGAGCCCATGATAAGTACAACGTAAAGCAGTGAGTGGAGCATGTTTGGATAAACTGTGAACGAATATTTATATAGTTGAATTATTCGACCCGAGTTTTATTTTATTAAAATAAAATCTTGCTGAGCATCCGGAAAAAGTTCGGGCATGACCCGAGTTTTATTTTATTAAAATAAAAATTGTCTCCGAGACTGAAAAAAAGTTCCGACCAGCCTCGAGTTTTATTTTATTAAAATAAAATCTACTTGAGCCCCCGAAAAAAAATCAGCCACGACCCGAGTTTTATTTTATTAAAATAAAAATGACCTCTGAGCAAAAAAATCAGCCACGACCCGAGTTTTATTTTATTAAAATAAAAATCGCTTGTCCACCAGAAAAAACTTGCAGCCCGACCAAGTTTTATTTTATTAAAATAAAACATGAGGGTGAACTTTGACCTGAACAACAAAGTGTGCTGTTTCGAGCTCAATGGGGAAACGCACGAACTGCCAACACGCGCCGTGTCCGGTGGAACATATTGGGAGTACGTAATCGCTCGTACAGTCGATATTGGTGTAGAAAAATACTCGTTGTCGTGGAAAGTTTGGATGGGTCGTGAACAATTTGTGGAGATTCAAAAATATTCCCCAAGTCAAAAGCTAGGATGGCAAACGGTTGCGAGTTGGTCTTTTATAGCCAAGCCGCAGGCCGGGACTAGCCAAACCAGCGCGGTCAAGCACAACGGAAATTGTAGAGGCATCGTAAATGTCTCCGGGTCTCCTTTCGGTGACTGGAGCAATCGCCAACAAGCTTGGAAATGATTCTGAAAAATGCACGTATTTAGGACGCGCATGATGAATAAATGTCCGAACATTCTGATGATGACTGGGAAGATGTGGAATGGGCCAATGAATTGTTAGAAGAGATGCATTCTGTCCCCGCGGTTTCCTCAGGGACACCTGCCCCAAAGGCGGTGAAGACTGCCAAGCCGCCGCGCAAAGCATCGGGTGACGCGCGCCGTCTCGAATTTTGCACCGACAGCTCGCCAGAAAAGGTACTCCAAGCGTTAGAAGACATTAATTTGTACAGGAACGTACAGACATTAAGAAACTTGTTAACTTTCTTGTATAAGAAATCAAACGATGGGTTTGCCGTCTGGGAACATTTAAAACCATACCACGCAAATCTGCTCGCTTACCAAGTGGCGATGGGCATCCAAACGTCAACCTTGGACAGTGTTGCGATGATTCGAGCGAGTTACGACGTAATCATACACGTAATGGAAGATTCTGTCCGTTCGGTGGACGCGGGCGCGGTCTATACCCAATGGGTTGGGAGAGAAAGCGTCGACGAGTTTACAAACATCTCTATCATTTTTGATTTTTTGCGAGAGCGTGACGAGCAAATCAAGGGAACGGCTGGCCCTGGCAAATTACCTTAGACACCTGTCGTCCAATGCTTCCTACTCTGAAAACAACCTTTATATTTTCTCTTCATTTCTGTATATTCTTGTGTGTGTTCCGGGGTTCGCAAGTCCCGCATGCGTTGTACGCAGCTACATGGCTGTCGACCACATTCGACCGGAAGCCGTTGGAGTGCAAAGTGTTTCCGTATGGTGGATAATTTACTGGCGTTGTGAAATGCACGAAACATACTGCTACCACGAGGCGCACATAAATACTCCGTATAAAAGTGTGTGTATAGGCGTTGAATGTCTTACCGCCAGCACGCGCCCAAAGAAGTTTGTTTGGCTGAGAAGCAAGTGGTTCGAGTGGAGTGTGAAAAGACGGGTACCATCTATTACGAAAATACACAAACAAAAACCCGTGCGTGGACAAAATCCGCATTAGAAAAGAAAAAATAAGTATTTCTATATTCGAAGAGAAAGTGTATGGTTCCGTTACTGTTATTTTACTTGCTATTGGGGTTTAATTTTGCTTTCCCGTCCGTCGCGATTCGTTACTGGCTTATGGAAACTGTGCAGGTAACGCCCGCACAAATGGCGGCCATTTTCGGTGTCATTAGTGTACCCTGGTGTATGAAACCTCTGTTTGGGTTTGTTTCCGATTCAAGGCCGATTTTTGGTTACCGTCGGAAATCGTACATGATTTTGTCGGCGTACTTGGCCTGCATCATGTGGCTCATTTTGCCGTTTTGTCCACATGACGAGTTCGTCATTACGTTTGTGATGACCATGTCGTCTGCCGGCATGTGTTTCGCAGACGTAATGGCAGATTCGCTGCTTGTGACCGTTGCGAAAAAAGAAACTGAGGAGAACAGGGGCACCATCCAGTCGTGGTCATGGGGGTTGCGTTTTGTGGGTGGTCTGTTAGCGTCTGCTACAGGCGCGATTGCCTACGAGCAGCTGGGGTACGCACAAGTGTTCCTTCTCAACTCTATGATACCCGTATCCATCGCCGTATTGGCGTGTTTCATAGAAGAGGACACGTCCTTTAAGCCCACGGACTGGCGCAAGACCGGCGCGACGTTAGTCAAGGCCATTCGCCAACCGAGTATACTCAAACCTGCGCTGTTCCTGTTTTTAATTTGTGTGACGCCTGGGTACGGCGGTGCTCTGACTTTTTTCTATGAGCGAGAGTTGGGGTTTACGCCTAGTGAATTCGGTATGTTAGATGTGATGGGACATGTGGTTTCTATTGTAGGTATTATGATTTACAAGAGATGGTTGCGCAATGTGTCGTTCCCGAAAATATTCGGTACCGCCTTGTTGTTGTCGTTTCTCCTGGAAAATACCATGCTCTTACTGGTGCTGCACGTCAACCGCCAAATGGGCATTCCAGACTACGTGTTCGCGTTCATCGAGCGTGTTACAATCGCACTGGTGGGACAATTCATTACGATGCCCATGGTGGTGTTGGGCGCGCGTTTGTGTCCGGTCGGCGTGGAGGGCTCGCTGTATGCGTTGCTGATGTCTATTACAAACATTGGCGGGGTTGTCGCTGAAGAGTGGGGTTCACTGCTGACAAACGTATTCGGCGTGACGTCGACAAATTTCACCAATTTGTGGAAACTCATGTTGCTGTGCCATTGTTTCGACTTGATTCCAATGGCAAGTTTGCGACTCATCCGCGGAGTAAGTCAGGAATCGGCTATTTAGGCGCGCAACATTTTACGACATGCCGGCGAAACGAAGACGCCTCGGCAAGACCATGCGTTTGCCTGAAAAACGGCGAAAGCGCGAGCATCCGCTCGTAGAAAACTGGATATCTTTGTCGTCCACGGCCCAAGCGGTGGCCGTGGAGACGAAACAGCAGCAGCAATACATAGCGTTGCTTATGCAGATTTCCGAGGTGACGCAGCACGACGAGATGGTTCCGGATAATCCATGGACTGCCGAACAAGTAGACTTTCAAGACGTGCGCAATTACGTACTCTCGTGGTTGGACGATTTCGATGAAAATGTGGGCCAACTGACGTCGGTGCGGGACGAGGCTTTGGCGGCGCTCAAAAAGGCAGATACTCAGAATGACGACGATTTAAAGAGTGCTGCGGTACTGTTGACGGAAGCGGAGATGAATTTGAAGAAAATGGACTCGTTCACGAGTCGGTGGAAACGGATTGTTCGTTACAAGAATACACAAAAGATATCGTTGCGCGAACATACAGACACATGGCTTACCAGGTGGCTTAGACAGTGGGAGACGACGAACGCTCAGAAATCGCGTCACGTTCTCCATTTTCGTGAGACGTTAGCTGCAGTGTCTCGGGATTCACAAAGTCCCGTCTTGGTTCAAAGCAGGACACAAGAGCCGCCATCGCAGCCCCAGATATCATCAGATAGATAGGCACAATGTACATGACAGTGGTGAACTCCTCAAACAGGACACGCAAAATTATCAACAGTATAAACCCAATCATAAACACAGCAGTTGAAACATAAAAATATATTTCTCGCATAGACATACTCACCAGACATCTATATATATTCTCCCTGGCTCATTCGGCGTCAAACCACGTCGGGAAGGCGCTCTTCGTCTCGGCGACCTGTTTGTTGACGCCTTCGGCGAAATCACGGTTCTTGGTGCGCTTGTGCCGCCCCGGAGTCAGTGATATGAGCTCGAGTTCGTGTCGATGCCGACTCTTGTTGTACTTGCGTTTGACATACAGGAGGAAGATACCAATCGGTATCCAGTGGCATGTTTCGGGCGTGCATTCCCGGTATACGCGCTCCAAATTGACATTAGACGCGGCGAGGAACTCCACAATGCCTTGCTGCGTCCGTGCGAGGGTTTGGTCTATCGCGTGCGGCGTGCATACAGTGACGAAGCCACGCATAGGGAGGTACAGGGGAGATGTATTCATGACAATGGACATGTGTACTATTTAAAATTAAAACATGTTTTAAATCGTTTTAAAGTCGTTGTAAGACTGTATTTATGGGGCGTGTATGTGATGAGAATGTGGGCCAAAGGGTTAATCATTATATTGTTGGCGCTTATTGCGATACCGGCTTTGCAAAATGAACTGTACACAGTGCCCGCCGGCATCTCGGTCGCCTATCTTGTGTTCAACGAATACCCGTGGGTGGCGAGGCGCATGCACCGACGTAAATTGACGTACGAAGACTTGGAAGACTTACAAGGGGCCGACACAGAACTCCGGAAACGTTTTCAAATCGTCTTTACGCGTATACAACAGATAGGCGGGTCTCTTTGCGTCGGCGTGCTCATCCTGTATGGATTTCACGTGTTTAATACCACGAAATCGTTTTTTGAAATCGTGGGTATACTAGGCGGACTTTTGTCGCTGTATGCGCGCATATTTGGCTATATTGGCAATTTTTGTATAGCCTTTTTGTACCGTTTGAAGCGCAAACAGTATGACGCGGAACGGGGCGCCGACCACAAGAAACCAGACTCGGATAAACCACAAGAAACAAAACAAAGCAATTACGTATTGCAACATTGTACATAGACATGCAAATTCTTATATAGTTATTTTCTTTTTCTCTTTTTGTATCCCTTTTGCGCATAGTACAGCGCGATTAGAATCGCATCTGCGACGTCGTCACGTTTCGTTTTCTCGAAACGTTCAAACCATACTTTATTCTTACTGGGTATATCTAATTCTAAAATCTTGTTGACGGATGCCTTTTTGTTTTTGGCGTAATTGCCTGTAGAGATGTCAAAGTGGCAGCGTACCGAGCGTGGCGAAATGAGGTGCGCCTTGTCCCAGAAAAAGCATTGAAACGCCGTCTGGATGACTTTGAATTTGGCGACCATCTGAATTTCAATGGTGACGGCGTCGGCCGTGTCAAACACATCCTTGGAGGCGCGGATGAAATCGTGCACCAAGTCTGGATACTTGGTGTGTTTGTTTTTAGGCTGGTCTTTGAGTAGGTCGTATCTTCCAAAACTAATAAAGGATTCCCTCGTCGTGTCGTAAACCGACCAACCTAGATTGCGGAGGCCGGGGTCAATTGCCACGATTATCATCCCACTGGCTACACACACATATATACGCATTCGACAGAATCCGTAAACACTATAAAGGGCCTGACGAAAATGGCACTATGAGCGTGGAGAAAAATCCGAATTGGTTCGACTCGTTAGAAATGTACACGTGGCTGTCCGACACGCAATTTCCGTACGCGTCGGAAGACGCAATGCTACAATACATTCGCGCGAAATGGCCGGAAGCCTTGCAGAAACGCATCAGCATCGACAAAACCATACCACAGTCGTACGCGCATTGGTGGGTGAAATGCAGAATGAACTACATGCAAGATAAAAAACCCAAGGCCGTGTACGAGTACATAGAATACTGGCGCCCGGCGGCCTCCGACTGGCTCGAGACGAAATCCGACAGTGACGAAGATATCATCGCCATGATGAAAACGTGGCTCGACATGTTGTTCATAGACATCACGACATTCGAAGACGAACGGCATCGGGACGGAGTCCCACGTCTTTACGCGGACGGCACAGTGTTGTTCAAAACACGCCCCAAGAGCAAGAAAGCAACGCGCAGGGTCACTGTACAGTTTGTGGTACAACAAGGTCAGCAGATATTCGAAGAGAGAGGGTTCACAGAGGGTCTTACATGGTGGAATAATGAATGCAAACTTATTAAGTCTTTGTAGATTGTAGTGTGATGTTAATATCGAGCAAGTGTAGTGCCAGCATAAACCCTGACAAACAGCCAGTGAAGAACAGTATTGTCAGAAGAAGAACGACGCGCATTTCGCTGTGGTTGTTGCACATGACCATCAGTGCAACCAGCAGAATATATGCAGAAATGCCGATGGACGAGAGCAAATTCTCAGCCATAAACACGTCGCTGAAAGTGCCGTCCGACAACACAAGTGCGAGGATGCAACCAATCGCGAAGAAACACATCACCACCAACCAATAGATTTTAGACACAAACGACTGCAAATCGCGCAGTTTCATGAGTTCGTACATGGCATCCGATTTAATTTTACCCGATTCGATATCTGTCTCAATCATAGAGTCCGTCTCGCGCTTCCCAGTGCCAGCTCTGCGTGCCATGTAACCTCATGGAAAATACCTATATACGACAAAATATATGTTAGATTGGATTTTTTATCTATGGATATCTTAGGTGTGTTTGCTGCCGCGTGCTCCACGTCGGCGTCTTTGCCCCAACTGTGTTCGCCACATCCACAAACACTCAGGAAAGGCTCTATTTTACTGCGGTGCACAGGCGGCGTTGCATGGTCGGTTTACGGCGCCCTCAAAAGCGATTACCCACTTATGGTTGCGTCCGCTATTGTTGCTATCATTGAACTTATTCTGTGTGCCAAGCGACGTGCGGCTTTGCACCGTTCAGAGTTGCCCGATACTTTGCCAACCCCAACTCCTGCTCTAAATGCCTCTTCTCCCGGAGCAAATGAAGACACGCCCGCCGCATAACTATTGCTTTCGACTCCATTTCGGCCATGCGAGCACGCTCGGCGTTGTATAACCCGCGTAACTGCATGATGTGTGGCAGCAGGAACGCTATTGCTTCCTCGGCCGTCGGAACCGACGCGCGCATCCTTTTTTCCAATCGTTGTAGTTCATGGTCGAACGATTCTGCCGAACGTTTCGTGCCCCTCTGTCCACTGACTTCGGCAGCGAAATGACTCACGTACTCGTCTACGTCGTCACGCTTGCGTTTCAGACTCACTGGTGTGTGTGGGACGCCTAAACAAGCCCGCTTCGACTGTAAGACCACGGGGCCATCTCTCAGGCGCTTCGTCATTGTATGTATAAAATCGTACTTTATACGTGTTTTAGAATTATACGAACATATGTTAAAATTAAAATACAACACACGTTTAAACTTTAAAAAAAATGGCTTCGGTAGGTGTACCTACAGAATGGTTGATCAACGCGTGGGGCGGGGGTGTCAAGCAAGATATGAATCCAATTATGTGCATTGATGGTGAAAGTTTGAAGGTCACCATATTTCCAAAGGGGGCCGCCGGGATGCGTGTTATCACGCGACGCATACCCACGAGCGGGCACGTCACCTTCAAAATAACTGATGCCATGCGCGCATACGTGAAATTACTGTCCAACTTTCCAGATATTACCTTGAATATACACGACACGAACCTGTCCATTGTCGCACAAGACTGCTGTGCTGCCATCCAATACAACTTTCCGAATATCACAGTGGCGGACGATAACGTTATCCCAGTTCACCCCCAAGACATTCGAGTCGTTATACCCACCACGCAATGGTTGAACGTGTGGAGGACGATACCACCGAAAGGAACCATCAACATTGTCGTGTCCAAAACAGCACGTTCCATCACCTTAAAGCACGACAGAGGTCGATGGGCAGGGGCTTTACAAGCGCGCGACAAGCCCACGTGTTCCCGGTCGTTTAAATGCGATGCCCACGTGGCCAAGAAAACTTTCGCATTTGTCGAACCTACAAATACCTTTTCACACTTGTTCTTCATGGATTGTGGTGTCTTGAAGTGGTCGGACGGTGACAACACTATCTACTTGGCCCCCTTCGAATGA